TCTACGAAAAATGCCAACTCGCCATGGACCCGAAGAACAACGATGCTTGCTCCTTCCTATTCATCCCCTGCTTCTTCATCGAGCACGACATGGAGGAGGTGAAGGACGAGCGGGCTTTCGCTAGATGGCTCTTGCAGAACAGAGACCGAAGCACGAACCCGAAGGGCTACCGAGAGACAGGTAAGTTCTTCTGGCGAATGTGGGAGAAAGGTGCTTGCTTCCAAGCTATCGAATGGTACAGGAACTTTAGAAACAAGTTTACCACCCATTCCTTCTGTGCTACCGAGGCACCAGTGGACGAGGAGGATGCTTTCCGAAACTCTGGTAACTTGGTATTCAATCCTTACTCGATTGATGATTTACAGAAGAAATATAAGCGTGAGCCACTCTATACCGCCGACATCATGGTGAATACCGCCGTGAAGGATGAATCGACCATCGCCAAATCGAAGATTGACATCAGAACGGATGGCATGGGCGACCTAAAGATTTGGGCGGTGCCGAACGTGTTGCAAGTGGAAAACAGATACGTGGTGAGCGTGGATATTGGTGGCAAGAGCACGACATCTGACTATACCGTGATGACGGTGATAGACCGATTTGGTATGATACCGACCATTAAGGGCAAGCCGAAGGTGGTAGCTAGATACCGTGGACACGTAAGACACGACAAGCTGGCATGGATGGCTGCGGCACTGGCTCACTATTACGATGATGCCATGCTGGTGATAGAAAGTAATACTGCCGACCGAGAGAAGGGAAGCAACACGGAGGGCGACCACTTCCTGAGTATCATCGAGGAAATCGCCGATTACTACGATAACCTGTATCAGAGAACGAGTAGTTCGGAGGATGTTACCGACAACGTGCTGATGAAATATGGTTATCAGACGAATAAGCTGACGAAGCAGCAGCTGATAGATAACCTAGAGCAGTTTGTGGACGATATGCTTTGGGATGAGCCAGACAAGGAGATGTATCATGAGCTGAGAATCTATGAGCGACACGATGATGGTAGCCTGGGCAATATCGTGGGCAACGGAAACCACGATGATGTGCTGATGAGTACTGCCATCGGACTGTGGGTAAGCCTCTGCGACATGGAAAAGCCTAGGTGGAAGCAGAAGGAGAAGCCAAGCAGCGGCGGTGACGGTGTGCATACGGCTGCGAAAATCTAGAAGGAGTGTTGAAGTTGAATGTTAAATGTTGAATTATCATGGAGAGAAACTTGGATAGAAAGACTTTGAGCTTTAGCAAGGGTATGACGAACGTGCCTAGCGACCTGCTCAGCGATGACTCGGAACTGCTGGAGAGCGATGGGTTTATCTATAAGGATGGAGAAATGAAGGCAGTGCAGAAGCCTGTAAGTATTGGGAATATACATTATAAGATAATGTATATTCACAAGGGTGCCGATTATAAAAACATCATTGCATGGTCTGGTACTATTCTCTATTGGTACATTATTGATAGTGGAGATAGCATTATCTACCCTCCTCATACCAACGAGCTGTCTGACATAAGCGGAGATAAAGTATATGATATAAAAAGCGTTGCAAACACACTGGTAGTTTCGACAAGTAGCGGATTACTTTATTTCCTATTCAAAAATGGAGAATATATCGAACTTGGAACAGACCTGCCCAAACCAGAGTTTACTCCATATATGGACGATGTACCAGATGATACATTTGAACCCTCAATAAATACAAGTTTGGAGGGCATTGTGGATTCCAGAACATTAACAGGTTATATTTCAAATAGTACAGGTGATTTCTTGGGGTTTTATGATGGAAAAGTTTTCACGCACCCCGATGCCGACAAGGTAACAGAGGTTTGCACAGGCGAAGGCTACCATCCATCGAGCAAAGATAAAATTACCGACTATTTGAACGCCGTACAAGGTGGTGCTACCAAGTGCATCAATTATGCAAGAGACAAAAACTGTTTCTGCTTTCCGTTCTTTGTTAGATTCGCCCTAAGACTTTACGATGGGAGCTACGCAAAAATATCAGCCCCTATAATTTGCTATCCGACAATATCCAGAAACTATTATGGGTATATAACTGATAAGCTAGAATTAATAAGTAGGGTTTATTACACAAAGCTTCGATACACGGCGACAATTCCGAACATAGAGCTATGGAAGGATATTGTAAAAGAACTCGTTGTTTTTGCTACGAAGGAAATCACGCCGTACAAGAATCTAAGTTCTACCGATTATAGAGACTGGGAAAGTATTCCTAATGGATGCCCATCTCAATATTTAGGCATTGAGGCAAACTTTCTTGGAGGTCAGCATATTAATAGCACTCATCGCATATTGGTCAAATACAAGACCAACAAGGAAATCATAGACGAATTAGTTAGCAAGAGTCAGTTTTATAAACTTGCCAGCCTCAGCGTAAGCGATTCTGGCAACTTCCCGAACACCTATAAGGACTTGCCTATAAAGCAGGGAGTAGTATCGACTTTAGAGGAGCAAGAACAGCTTAAGGTTGATGATTATTTTGACTGGACCACGAAGACATGCAAGCAGATGTTTCCGTACAATAAACGCCTCAATATACTAGACTATACACGTTATCCTTTTTCTGGGTTCAATACTTTTTCGGCAATACAGGTGCTCTATAATGCCGCTGTCAATCTTGATACGAATCTTGAATGGGTAAAGTATCACGTGCATATTGTGTCCGACAAAATGAACACATGGGTCCAGACGAACAAAAGAAGTTATAACTGCGTTGATCCAAATAACAATAATGAAAGTCTTGGTTCTATAAACCGAATGTTCGATGATTGGTTTTATTACCCAGACCCAAATGCGACAGAGGTGTACATCGAATATAAACATAAGAATAGAAACGCTCCTTCTTATGCTCTTCGGGAGTTAACTCCTCATCCTATGCTAAATGGCGCATATTGCTTCCGTGATTTGCCAAAAACATTGGTCGAGGATGATTATCAAGACATATTTGCAAGCGACAATATTCCACAATACGGAGGAAGCGAACACTTTGACTCAAACATTTTAACCTCTGTAGTCAACAATCCATTCGTCTTCGAGGCATCGGGCGATAATACCGTGGGTACTGGAAAGATACTTGGTATTGTGGCTAATACTGAGGCGGTAAGCCAAGGACAGTTTGGTCAGTATCCTCTGATGGTGTTTACCGATGAAGGTATCTATGGCTTGTCGGTGAACAGCGAGGGGCTGTATAGCGCCTCCTACCCTATCTCTAGAGAGGTCTGCCTAGAGAACTCGCCACTGGTGCCTACGGACAGACTGATATTCTTCGCATCCAAGAAGGGACTGATGGCTGCTAGCGGCGGCAGTGTGGGGTGTATGAGCGAGCTATTAAGAGGGCGAGTGCCGAGAAACTTCGCCGAACTGGGAGAAGGAAAGTTCTTGAACTTTTTGGAGAATTGCTTGATCGCTTACGACTACAGAGACTCGCTGCTGAGAATATTCTGCAAGGGGAAAGCCTACCAATATATATATAATATGGTGGATAAGACCTTCTCGATGGTGAACTCTGGTATCACTGCGCAAGCTGTGGTGAACGACTATCCCGACAATTTGGTACAAGACACAGACGGAAATGTCTACTCGTTGACCGGTAAGCCCGACATCAACGATGACGAGGAGAAATATAGCGGTCATATCACTACAAGACCGCTGAAACTGGGTGGCAGCATGACCTTGAAATCGCTGAGAGCCATCAAGAACTTGGTGGACACGGACGATGGAAAGATAAGCACCGAGATATGGGGCAGCAACGACTGTAGGCATTGGTGCAAGCTGATTTCGCTCGGCGGCAAGCCTTGGAAATACTTCACAATCAAGTATACCCTAAAGGACTTCAAGGCTGTAGACTCTTTCGCTGGCAGCGTGGTGGAAGTACAGAGCAGAAGAGAAGACAAGATGAGATAAATCCTTTCATTTTTTTTCTATGTGATAACAGAAAGAAGGCGGCTACTCGTGATGAGCAGTCGCCTTCGCATCTAACTAAAAACCTATAACTTATGAAACATCTTATGAAGAAATCCTATTGAATATCCTATTATGAATGTGTATACGTGCAACAAGCCATTGACATTCGGCAGGAGCATTGTGAAGAGGATGAATGGCATAGCTTTCTTGATGGCATCCTTCCATCGTCCTGTCTCCCCCCATAGGATACCGAACTCTGCGAAGAGAAATCCAGACAATCCCATCGTGGGGCCATCTACATACATCGGCAGAAAACTGGAGGCTACAGCTATTAGCAGCGCCGTGAGGGGGTAAAGCTTGCCTCGTATCTGCCAAAGCACCATCAGATTGATGACTAGATGGAAACCGTTGGCGTGGAAGAAACTATAGATGAAATGATTCTCCAGTGGGCATTCATCGTAGAATCCTACGTGCCAAGCGCAACCTATCAGGCATAGAAGCGTAATGAGAAGCTTAGGAATGAAGCTTCTTGCGTTTGTCCTCATATACCTCGTAATATTTGTATGCGATACCATGTCTTCTACAATTAGAGAATATCATCGCCAAAGCATTGGGCGTAAGATAAAATTCGGGGGCTGGCTGAGATACCAGGAACTGGCAGATGAACCACAAAGACTTGCCAATGAACTGAGGAAGCTGGGAAAGTTCCAGCAGCTTGTCGTACATCGAATAGAACATACGCCGCTTGTTCTCCTGTATGGCATCGACCTTGGAGAAGTCGCCCTTCACCATATCGCACAGGACCATATAGGCTCGTTTAGGGGTGACGTAGTATCTTGGGGCAGGATGGCTCAGCGTCTTCTTCCAAGCCTCCAACTGGGTATGGCATCCAGATGCGCACACCTCTCTGTATGTAGCAAACAAGTCCTCTCGCAGCTTCTTGGTAAGCTCGTAATCTCTTCTTGGCATATTGCAGTATTAAAGATGGTGCAAATATACGAATAATTTAGAATTACTCCAAATAAAGTAGTATTATTTAACTTTTTGCTCAAAAATAGCAGAAGTGCGCATATTTATTATTACCTTTGCAACAGATTAAAGCATTTAGCGAGATTAAACTAAGAATTAGTAATTAAATCAACTCAGTTGCACTAAAACAGTAAGCTTATGAAACAAACAAAAGGAACATCACCTCTCACAGAAGAGGAGCGAAAAGTGGTTCGACACGAACTGCTAAGAAGAAAGATTTATCATTTCTATGAACAACTGTCGAAATGGGCACCCATTGTACTGATGCTAGGTCACTGGTACGGCGTATGGGATTACAGCCGCTACCCTCGCCCGACCATACTGGACACGGAGGACAACGGCAACTGCATCATCTGGCTTTACTTCATGGCGTACATCTATATGCCATTCGCCATGATACCAGTGAGCAAGTTCTTCCACTGGTGCTGGATATTCCGCATTCCATTCTACTACTTCATCGGTGTCAACGTGATAAGATTCTGCTATCAGCACTGGCTTATGACACCAGAGCAGTTGACCGCTCACTATGTACTTATCGTATTAACAATAATAACTTACGCTTATGGAATCGTTAGCATTAATATCAAAGGCAAGAAATGCTGTTAGAATGTTGGAGAACAACGAATGCGGATTTGATGACATTCAGAGAGAAGCCGCAATGAGAACGCTAGACTACTATATGACTGGCAACAGCCATTTCACGGAGTTGTCGGCAAGGGGTTGCATCGCACAGATGTACTATTACAAGAACGACACGGAGAAAGTGTTTGCTCCCTTTATCGAATACAAGGAGGCGAAAGCGCTGTATGACAAGGTAAAGAGCTCGATACCCGACTATAATTTCTGGGACTACGCCGTGACGATCAACCTAGCCTACTCAAACCACGCTGACGTGATAAAGAAATGGACCAAGGACAAAGGAAAGTTGGCTGAGAGAATGAGCGAGCTATCGGTGAGCTTTCTGTGTGACGAGGACACTGCCCATCCTACGGATAAAATCTTCTGGTATATGAATTGCTAGCCTCATATATGTAAGAGGAAAAGGTAAAAATATAGTACTTATCTTTGTCGCCATTAATCAAAACATCAATGGTATATGACAGAGATAATTCATACATTCTTGCAAGAGCACCTATATAGAGCTGCGCTAATCATCGCACTCTGCATGGGTGCTCTTGTTGTATCCATGGGAGTGGACTTATTCTTCGGCATCAAGAAAGCGAAGGAGAACGGAGAGGCTACGACCAGCAGAGGATTCAAAAAGACTTGCGACAAGGCAAGGAAGTATTTCTCGCCCTTCATGGTGGCGGTATGCATCGACCTGATAGCGTGCATCGTGCTCCCCTTCCCTGTGTTCTCTATGATTTGGGCAGGATATTGTGTATTCTGCGAGTTCGTGAGCGTGAGGGAGAAATCTTGGCAGAAGGCAGAGATTAGGAAACAGGAGCGGACATTGAATGTGCTATTGGAGAATAAGGATGATATAGCCAAGGCTATGATTGAGATTCTTAAGCAAGCTAAGACCGAGGAGGAACAGGCATGAAGATAACAAGACAACAATTCTTGGCGATTGTTCCTAATTGCGACAAGTCTGCCGACATCTTGCATTACATCAATGCCTGGGCTGACACGTTCGAGATTAACACACCTCTAAGGATGGCGCATTTTTTGGCTCGATGCTGCCATGAGACTGGCGGTTTCAAGTACATGAAGGAACTTGGCAAGGAAAAGTATTTCAAGAAATACGAGGAGGGGAAACTTGGAAAGATGCTCGGCAACACTCAGAAAGGCGATGGTTCAAAGTATCGTGGGCGAGGATTCTTAATGATAACTGGGCGTTCTAATTACCAAGCCTATCAAAACTCTGGATTTTGCAGGGGTGACATCATGAGTAAGCCAGAACTGTTGGAAACGCCTAATGGTGGCACCAAGAGTGGCATGTGGTATTGGTGGAAGCATGGATTGAATGCTCTCGCCGACAAGGATGATGTTCTCGCCGTCACCAAGAAAATCAATGGTGGCACCAATGGACTGGAGGACACAAAGAAGTGGCTTGTGAAATGTAAAAAGGCTTTTGGAGTATGAAATGGTATGATTTAAGAGTTTGGAAATGGTCTTGCATCGGGCTAGTCGTGGGACTGGTGCTGCTCGCTTTGGCAGGATGCAAGAGCAAGGAGTATATCACGGTGCCAGAACACCATACTTCTTATGTGGTTAGGACTGACACTTTCCAGAAGTTGGATAGTGTTTATCTGAAAGATTCGGTGTACGTATATCAGAAAGGTGATACGGTGTACTATAACAAGGTGGCTTATCGGGACAGGTGGCGCAATATATATAAGGTGAAACTTGATACTATCATCAAGCATGACATGATACAATATCCTGTGATGCGAGAATTAACAAAGAATGAGCAACGACTGATGGATATTGGTAGAGCTGCTATCATTTGGATAGTCTGTCTTGCTCTCCTTATAGTTCTCGCTCTCATTCTTACTTACAGAGACCATAATAAAAATAAAACGTGTTAGCTTATGGCAGAGATTTCAAAAGAACTAGAGGCGATTGATGCGCTACTCATGGAGTTTCATGAGCGCATTCGTTCGGGCAGGTGCCTTACGAACCGACTTCAAAATTTATTTATGCTAGACTGGCTTCACATGATCGCCAATAAGGATGAGGGTATGAGTTTTGCCGAGGCTTGCACGTACACGAGGATTCGTCCTTCCACTTTCAGGCGGTTGGTCGCTGACGGCAAGCTGCCACAAGGCAAGAAGCGCAAGGGCTTTACCGAAAAATTCTGGTACGCCAAAGACTTGGACGAATACATTGACAAGTTGATATAGATATTGTTTGTTAATTCATTTTTATAGGTTTTTAGGTTAGATTGTATTAATACTAAAAAAACCCACTCAGCTGTGATAGCTGGGTGGGGATTGTGGATTACTCTCCTAAGAGAATATTTAGAAGTTCTTGAAACTTATCAACATACCATTTAGGTTGTGTTTCGTTCAAGTTGTGCTCGTCATTTCGGTTCTCGCCGAACTGCAAGCCCTTTTGCGTTATATTCTTGAAAGGTTTCTGGTTTCCCTTAGAATCTGTACGATAAAGAGTTTCCAGATAGCCATTTGCCTCAGCTAGCTTGTTGAATGCTTGCGAGGATATTCCTGCCTTGTGCTGTCTCAGTAAGTCTCTAGCTGACATGAGGGCACCATCACTTTTTATGTCTTCCGGAATAGGCAAACCCAAAGGAGCTGCAACTTTCTTTGTTAGATTGAGTGTTGCAGCATTACTGAGATTAAAGAGTCTTTTCATGCCTTCAACCCAAGCCATACCTGCCCTAGCCTCGTCTTCCTTGTTGCTAACATAAAGAGGTGCAGACTTACCTGTTTCCAACTCCTCCCAACGGTTAATGATTTTCTCTCGAAGGAGAGCATCATAACCACTGGCGAGAATCAGACAACCTTTCTTGGTGAGAGAATAATATGGGTCTTCTCTCGTTGCTCCGTTGCCTAACTTGGTGGTTCTCAACATAAATCCAAAATTGGATTTATCTACACCTTGCTCTAATAGGTTACGAATATCACGCATTACATGAGCATGTTGTTTACCTGTAACCTCGGCAATCTCTAGCGAGGTCATTGTTTCTTTCTTGATGATTTCGTTCATATCACTCTTCTTTAAGTTCTACACTAAATTATACAACAAAAGCGATACCCCGACAATGGAATACCGCTTTAATACAAAGAAAGGAGCAATGCTAAGCACCGCTCCCTTAACTATGATTTGCTATTTTTCTTTCTCAATTTCTACAACTAAATCCTTTAGCCCCATTTCTGATACATTTACAGGTGGAATAACTATGTAGTTAAACTGAGTATTTTCTGTCTTGCAGAATAGAACACCTCTTGCTGTTCCTATCGTATGCACTGCGAAAAATTCAAGTAAATCCCTTGGAATGATAATTTTATCCTCTTTTCTAAAAGTCTTCCAATCGTCTTCTTGAATTTCAAATTCACAAGTTACCTTTAAAACCATTACTTTTTCTGACTCAGAAATAAAGTTAAACGCTACAACACAAGCAACTTTCCTTCCTTCATCTGCATACTTAAAATTTAAGCTAACATTCATGCCAATTTCTTCTTTGCTATCTTCACATAAGATTGCAAATTGGTCTAAATGAATGCCAAACATTTTGAATTTAGTCATATTTATGCTACTTTCTTAGGTGTATCTACAGAACACGCTGTTATGTTACTTATCATAGAATAGGTTGCATGAACCTCTCCGTCATTCCATTCTACTTTATCATTATTAGGTAAAGTTATACCTCTGAACTGTTGTACACAAGCATCATCCTTAATGTAATTATCTACAGGTATAAACTCAACCTGCGGAATAACCCCAAATGCAAGTGACAATTCAAAGAACTTAGACAGTCTATGGTCGTAATCACCATTCAATAGCTGAGAGACATATCCTTTAGAAACTCCAAGGTACTCAGCCAACTGTGTTTGGTTACGCCCAGACTTTTCCATAAAACTCTTAGCTTGATTATAAAGCTCTATTTGAGTTTTTGCAGTCCAATATTCAGGACTCTTCAATACTTCTTCTCTGCTCATAATAATCACATTTTAAAGCCATTGAACAACTTATCTATATTCTTCGTATCTAGCTTTTGGCTGCTTTTATATGCGCCAAGAACAACAAAAACATTTGGTCTTTCAAAGATGACGTACACACGAATATCATTCTTTTTAAACTCATATACATTTTTGCATTTCTTGCACTCTATAGGTCTAAATTTTGTCTTTGGCAAAAGATTAGATGGACTTAAATAATCCATATATCCATATATAGCTTTCAGCTTTTTCAAATCCCTTTGTGTATCTTTTAAGTTATCTATAAACTCTTGGAATAAGAATTTTCCATTAACAGCGACCTCAAAGAATTGATAGCAACTATTGTTGACAGGCTCGAATTTTCTTACTTGATACTTTTCAGCCATTATTTTAGTTTTTACTAAACTGCCACAAAAGTAATCTAAATTTTTCAAACATGCAAATTTTTAACCATTAATTAACCAAAATAGACTATAAAAAGTGAATTTTGTAACATTGCAAATAGCAATTTGCGTTTGAATTGGTTCTGAATTAGTGCAATACTAGTTTACGACTATTCTACTCTTTTTTGCGGTATTCCAACATGTCAAAGAACGCTGTTTCTTATTATTGCTGTCCGATAAAACTAGAAAACTCTGATTGCCCCCTCGCGCGTGCATACGCATGAGGACAAAAAATGGGGAAGAACCTGTTGGCTATTCCCCAAAGATTTTGTAATTTTGCAGC